AGCGAAAAAGAATATAAAATAGAATATATGACAATGGCAGGATGGAACGAATTTGAAAATCTTTTTCATCAATTTATGGATGAAAACTAAAAATAAAAAAAAACAAGAGGGGGGTGTAAACTCCCTCTTTATTATTTACCATTAAAAACAAAACAAATGGAAACAACAATTTTTGCAGTTATGTACTTTGGCAATGCCAAAAGATACCAAGACCTAAACTATGAAATCGAAGCCTTTACAAAGCGCGAAGCCGTTGAAAAATTTTACGAACAAATGCGCAACGAGGATTATTTTCCTGAAGACGAATTTGTTTACGGTGGACTTGTTCGCGACTGTGACGGAAACGTAATTGCTGAGCCAGGCAGCGAAAGCATTGAATACGACGGTGGATATTTTTACGCAGAACCAGTAATTCTTTAATCATGAAATTATATAACAATTTTCAAAAAGAAGTACAAAAGTTTCCAATTATTGCTGGTATGCGATTAGACGGAAAAGGCAACAATAAATTAAAAATTGTTGGTTACAGATGGGTTGAATTTACTTACGACGTTAATCCTGAAGTTGCAGACGATAAATTTATTGTTGGAGAAAAAATAATTAAAAAGACATTTTTATGAAAGAGCCAATCATTGAAACCTACGTCCCACAAAATAAGCGGATGCCATATCAGGTAGCCGCTGGCGTTGGCGTTGCCTTCGTTGTTGGGTTAATTTATTCCCCAATCAACACCCAATACCATTACACCTCATTCGTGCCAGTCGTTGAACGCGACACGGTGTATGTTCACAAAATTACAACGCTTACATTCCCAGCAAAGGAAGAAAAAAGCGAGGTCAATGAAAAGGCGTATGGCTCAAGGTCATACGGCTGGGAAATAAGGAAAATGAATATTCACGAATTAAGAAAAAACCTTGAAGGCAAAGGTTTCCGAAACCTTGATAAAATCGACTTATTTAAAATGCGTCGTATATGGCTGGCGTATTCCTACGAAGCCATGCTTATGAATGTTCATCACTTGACCGACTTCCCAGTGTCCATGATCTATTCCTTTTTCATCATTGAGGCAACCACTTCAGGCGTTGAAACCGAACTTTGGCGTAAACACGCGAACGCTGGAGGCGTAAAGGCTTTGAAAAATCAAAAGTCGGTGACGTACAAAACACGGGAGGTCATTCGCGGACGCGACAAGTACATTCGCGCCAAGTTCATGAGTGCAAGCACCACGGAAGAAGGCATGAAGCTTTGGGCAGGCGTTTTGAACTCTGGCAGATACGCGGAATGTAAAAAGGCAAATTACAAGTTGAAAGGGATAAAGTTGTATGAAAGCATTTGTAAATGTGTTTACAAAAGCGGGTATCACACGGACACCGATTACAAGTTTCGCGCCTCATTAATGGCTGAGTTCTGGGAGTTGAAAAAGAATCATTACCCGTTGAAAGGGAAAAGAGATGAATTTTAAATTATTTTGCATTTATTTTTGTAAATATTTTTTTGTTTAAATATTACTTTGTATATTTACATATCGAAAGAACGAAACGATATTTCACACAACAAAAACAAACGTCATGATCTCAATTAACATTTTAGCTCCAAAATCAGAACTTAGAACATCTTTAAAATCTTACATGGCTGTAAAGAATGACCAGCCAGTTATTTTCAAAAAAACCGCCAACAAATTCTTTGCAGAAAATGGCATAGAATTACAAGACGCTTCGATGGTTATCATAAAAGACGGCATTTACTGGATGTTAAAGCACACAATATACAAAGGCTACAAAGGTAAAAGAATCGAGGAGGCATCATATCTTCCGATAGTTGACGTACAGGAAGAAGTAACAACTGCACCAGTAAGCGCAAAAGAAGTGTTCAATTCTATCAATTTTATTAACCCAACAAAAAATCATGTAAGCTCAGTTGGCTCTTATGTTAGCGAGGCAAGATTAGACGCGATTGCAACGAAGATAAGCGAAATTAAATCTTACCTTCCTGAGGGTTCATTGGCTCTAAACATCTTAACAAGCCAGTCAACATTTACTGACAAGCAACTTTGGGTAATTGCTTATGCGCTTGTAAAAACTAATTACCGCCCATCTGCCACAAAAAAAGCAGACAAAAACGAGCTACCAACACGCCGCTTAAAATATGTTGACGGCAAATTTTTCACCGAAGAAATTGTTTACGCTTAATAATTGTTTCACAGGGCAGCGCCCCCAGCTGCCCCTTTTTTTTACACACAACAAAAACAAAATCAAATGGAAAAGAATTTCACAAACACACAATTTAAATGGACATTCGAAAATATTTCGGATAACATTCCAACCATCATGCTTTTAACCATTATTCTAACGTATGGCATCAATGCCTACTTAACCGCCATTTTTCTCCCTATTGACTTTTGGCTTGCGATCATTGCCGCCAGTATTTTGCAACTCGGACGCTTCGCCGTGGTTTTCATGGATTTCTTGAATCCAACCAAAGGAAGGAGTACTTATCCGCCGAAGATTGCCCTGGGTGCAACCCTTGTGGCATTGGTTGAAATCTTCTTTGGCTTGCAGGAAAAGTACGAAGGCGGCGAATTTATCACCATGTTTTTATTTGTCGGCACCATCGTTGTTTTCGGTTATTTACTTGAAATCAACTTTGTTGACAAGGGCGTGGAGGCTTATGGTATCAATGCACCTGAGCCAAAGCCAAAGCGCAAAAGGAAACCACGCGTAAAGGTTGAGGCAAAAGAAAACAATGAAACCACGGGAACAACGGCAAAAAACTTTGTATCTTCATTTAAAACAATAACACTTTGAGGACACTGATAGGCGTTGACCCAGCGTTAAGAATAAAGGGAATGGCGGTTTGCATTATTGCAGACCGCACCATGATTTTTAAAAGGTATAAAAGGTTTGTCGATTTTATCGGCGACGTTATAACCTGGGTGACATACGAAAACCCCATTGTTTTAGTGGAAGATTCAAGCCTCCAGAATGTGACCTTTAATAATTCAATCAACCGCGCGATCCTTTCTCGAATGTCCCGCAACGTTGGCATGAATCAAGCCTCTTCCAGGATTGCTTATGAATGGATAAAGGAACATGACATTGAAGCCTATAATATTAGCCCTGAAGCAAAGGGTAAAAAGTTTAATAAAGACGTCTTTATGCGAGTTGTCGCAAGTGAGCGATTGAAATTTGAACCAGATTTTAAACCCGCCAAAATAAGTCAAGATGAAATCGACGCTTTCTTTCTTGCGCTTATGGCAAAAAATTATATCAAAAGATGAAAAATCTTGAAACAAAAGCAAACGATCCAATACACAACGTTATTAATTCAAAAAAGGATTATTCGGACGATAATATTTATAAAAGTAATGGTCTAACCAAACGCGAATACTTTGCATCAATGGCAATGCAAGGAATAATAAGTAACAAAGATGGACTTGATATTAAAATTGAACGCATTGTTGAAAGTGCGGTCGACACGGCAGACGCCTTAATTGAGGAACTAAACAAAACAAAGTAAGATGAAAAATAACGAAATAACAGACGGATTAACCAATGAACAATGGAAGGAAGCGCAAAGATGTTTCAACGCTCGCCCAGCTCCGATAAGATTTGCCGACACGGTAAATAGCAAACAATCGGTAATAAATTTTTACCTTAATCCTTTGATTCCTGAGACCATGCCCACCTATCAATCAATGAATAAAGAAAGAATGGTTAGCATTTGTTACCAACTTTATCACTCAAAGGAAACCGATACTTTAAAAGAATCAGCCGCAAAGCTTATAAAACTTATAATTGATTGATTACTAATTTGTTGAATTGTTGATGTGTATATCGGGGCTGGCATTTGAACCAGCCCTTTTTTATTTAAAAGATTACCCCTTGCGTCTTCGCGTAATCCACGACTGCCCGTGCATGAGACAAAGCCAACGTATTTTGAAACACAGGGTCAAACATCATTAAGGCATCATGGTAATTTGTAAAGAAGCCGTTTTCGCTTAAGACCGCTGGCATATTGGTTTGGGTAATGACAAAGAAACTTTCCTCCTTGTCCTTATCGCCATCCGTGGTATCCATGCGATAAACCCATTTTGGAAAAGCCTCCTGAACCTCTTTAAAAAGAAACTCCGCGTAAATATCCGAACGCGTTTTGCCCTTGCTGGTGAACACCTCGAAGCCCCTTGCATTGGGCGACGTTGCCGCGTTGCCGTGGATGCTGAGGTATAACGAAGCCTCATAATTCTGGGCGTTTATATTTGCCTTCGCCACGCGCTTTGTCAATGATACGTCCAAGACAGGATCGTACACGCGAACCACGGAAAACCCCCAGTCAATCAAATACTGCTCAATCTTTGCCGCAACGTCACGGTTAAACACGCCTTCAAAGAACCATCCGTAACCGTGGAACTTTGCGTTGTTATGCTGAGCGCACTTTGAAGGATACGTGGTATAATTGTAAGGTAATTTTTTCTTTGCGTCAATGCCTCCGTGACCCGCGTCGAGGAAAACACAAAATTTAGATGCTTTCATATTTTGATATTTTTAAGGGCGATGCAAGTCAATGCACCGCCCTGTAAAACGCATAAGGTAGCGAATCCTGCTGCGCCTATTTCTTACAAACGAAATCCAATGAGTGAAAAAGCTGCAGAAACCAAAGAAAACTTAGGAGGTAAATTTACAGAAATTTCCTTCCCAGCGCACTCCCTTGATGTCTCCTTAATCTTATCCCAAATTATTTGAGCAAGTTGGATATATTCGCGCCAGGTGAACTTCACTTTATTGCCTTCAAGATGAACGTTTATCTCCGAAGCCAGCTCCGCAAAGTTCATTGAGTAACAAGCCACGTCACCCATTGGTGACTTTATCCCATCTGCATTTTTCAATGCCTCTTTTAAATTAGTCTGCATATTATTTATTTTAACGATTAAAAAAACGTGTGATTAAAACGCCAAGGTTTACACCTGTTATGCGTTTAATATTTTCCGAAATAGAATAAAGCTCCACCGTTGCAATTAAGAACGCCGCCATGTACGTTATGTTGAACGGAAGGCTAAAAGTATTTCTTGCACCCTCGAATATCAGGATGCCACAAAAATATACAACTATCTTTTCCATTGTCCGATATAACCCTTTGCTATTTATCTTTTGTTGCTCCTTCTTTGCCGCGAGGATTCCCGTTGCCATGTCAGCAAAAACAACAAATACCGTAAAAATCAAAAATCCCTTTATTGGTATGAAAAAAGATGCCACCCAGCCAAAACAAATAGCGTATGTTATCTTCTCCCATCCGAGGTGCAAAAAGTTTATTAAGGTTGTTTTCATCGAGTTACTTTTAACTGCCTCAAAATTATTTTACCATCCTGTGAAATATACCTATTTTTTGCCTCCTCCCAATATAAATCAATAAATTGCCCTAACACTGGATAACTAATTAATCTTATGGCAAACTTTGAAAATACAATAGCATTTTTTGGCGTTGAACCTTCGACAATGTACCTGAATGCACTTGTATTTTTATTGTAATTAAAGTCAACGGCTAAGGTTGTTGTAAGTGCGTTTATCTGCCATTTGTTATCTGTGTAAAATGCCTCATTGTTTTTTAAAATGGTATCCAATGGATTTTTGCCTGTTAATTCTTGAATGTTATTATTCTCTCTTATGGCTGCTGTTGTTTTCCTTCCGAAGTCATAATAAGCAATTACCTTGTCAGCAAAGTTATTTGCATTGTTTTCAAAACTTGCCATAGCACCATTATATAGTTGACTTGTATCACCAATAATAGAAGCCTTTTCATAATATCCACCTTCGGTATAATCTGCACGGTAAATAAGGTAATAAGCATTGTCAATAATTTTAACATACGATGTATCAAAAGTGATAGATTGTGCACTTAATTGAGATACAAATAATAAAAAGAAAATGATTTGTTTCATGTTTATTTTTTTAAGTTTATTAATACATTGGAGCATAGGATAAAATATACCATTTAGTGCCATCGCTTTGTATAGTAGTACAATAACCACCAACAATGTCAACACTTGAATTTTCACCATCAGTTCTTACAAATAAATTTGACGATGGAGTAACTAATGTTAACGCCTCATTACCTTCAGGTATATCAAAAATTGAGATTATAAATTTAACACCAACTGCATCAGACGCATTAGGAATAGTCAATGTTTTATCCGATGTTAATGTTGTATAAATAATTGTATGATTATAAGTTGTAGCTGTATAATCTGCATTACTTATTTTTACAATAGGTAATCCCATATTTTTTTTAAACAAAATATTTCCTTCAAATCTTGCAGAATCATTTAAAATAGTTTTGCCGTCAACTGTTAAAGTATTAGATAAATTTGTTGCACCAAATACACCTAATGTTCCATTCACATCAAGTGTCTTTGTAGGTGACGCGTAACCAATGCCTACCTTGCTTGTTGACGCATCCACGAAAAGCATGTGTGCGTTTGCTTCACTTTCCACACGGAAGTCGGAATCAGTTGCGGCTTCATTGAACACGGCGGAGGAATTGACGGTAAGCGGTGCGGATAATGTGGCGTTTCCTGCGATTGTTGTCGAGTGTGGACCGTATAATCCGTCGCTTGCGCCAATAACAAATCCATTTGCAGCGGAAAATCTTATATTAGCTATTGTGTTTCCTGCGTCGTGAAATCCAATACTTGAAACATCATTTGATTCAAGCCTTATATTGTGATTTCCCCCTGAGGTTGGAGTATTGTCGGTAAAATTTCCAACAAACGTTTTATTTAGCAATGTGGTTTCGCCTGTTACGCCAAGCGTTCCATTTACATCTAATTTATAAGCTGGGTTTAATTTACTTATTCCAACCCTGCCTCCATCTTGATTTGCCACAACGGATAAGGTTGTGTCAAGATATTGCCCTAATTGACCACTACTAAAATTTTTAGCAGTCATTAAATATATATCAGATGTTCTTACATTATTTGGAAACGTAGATGTTCCAGGTCTATCCGTAAATGTTATTTGAGCCGTTTGATTTCCTTTGTTATTATCTCTTTTTGCAAAGTAATTTAATAAATTATAATAAAATGTATTTGCGCTTCCATCGTGTGAGCCTTCTTGTCTATTTATTGTTCCCGTCATTGTTCCACCCGTCAAAGGCAAATAAGTTGATGCCGCCGTGCCCGTGCGCAAGTAATTTGTAAGCATGGAAGCCGTGTCAGATAAATTTAATTTAGCTGCAAATCTTGAAGTAAGGTTTAATAAAGATGTATCTGCATCCCTGAAATACGGCGTAAGCATGGAAGCCGTGTCACTAACCAAAAGAACCGCGGTTGTATCTCTCCATAATCCTTCACTACTTTTGAAATAAAGTGAAGCGTTATTTGTAGGATTAGAAATTTGAACATCGTGAAGCTCGTCTAATTCTTGCCCATTTCTTATTTTTACAAATACTTCTCCGCTTCCTGCATTTGTTTTAACGCATACTCCAATATACACGCCATGGATAGGTGCCTGTGGCTTAGTAGATGTAAGTGCGCCTGATGTGGTTCCTGATAAATAAACCGCACTATCTTGCGTTAATGCAGATGTGTTTATATTTGTTATTAATCCTTCTGTGATAATGTAACCGCTTGCATTGTTTAATATTTGCTCCGCAACAATGCCAAAAGTATTAGCTGATGTCGGATCACTTGTTGCAATGGCTTTCGCGACGGTTATTCTGTTTCCCTGACTTCCTGACAAATAAACAACATCGCCTTTATTAAGAGTTGCGCCTGTTCTGTTATTTACCCGTTGGTGTAATTGTTGACCGATGACATTAGTAACTAAACCACCTTTTAAGCCTTGTATTAAAGAGCCTTGTGTATCATTATACTCCACTTCACCAACTCCTACCGTGCCATCTTTTGCCGTATTAAATGTGATAGAATCAAAGGGCATGGTTAATCCAGGCGCACCGCCGACCAAGTTCCAAACGTTTGAAGTAAAATCAAATGAATAAAATTTTAAATTAACGGTATCAAGAATAACCCATGCGTTTTGGTTGTTTATCGGTTGAATGGATGCTGTGTCGGACAATGAACCACGCCAAACAAGCCCGTCGCCAGTCGTCTGGAAACCAAGGCGTTGTTTATTTCCCGTGTTTGGGTATTGCGCGAAAAGGGTAAACGAAAGGAATATAAAAAGAATTGAAGGCAAAGTTTTTTTGCCTCCAATCTTCTTAATTAAATTACTCCCCAGTTTAAGCAATACTTGTTCCACCAATATTTCACCCACGCGCCCCAATGTTTTTAAAAAACGTCTTTCTTTCTTTGGTTTTATTTCACTCATAATACTATTCCCATCGTGTTATAAATATCAAATATTTCTTCATCCTCGTCGCAAGTTGCCTCAGGACAACCAACGGCGCTGGGAATGAATCCAAGTAAATTGGTTGCGCAAGTGCATAAATAATCCTTAATCCTTTTCTTTTTTACCTCCAACCTTTGAAGCAAAGTATCTTGATAAAATTTTAAGCCTTCAACGCCCACGTTTTGCCCGTATTCGTTATCGAGGGTATAAAGTCCATTTGTTCCAAGCTGCATCATCATATAAGGCGCTGCCTCGTAAAGAACGGCGTTGGCGCAAAAGGATTTTAATTGGTCATTCCATAACGCTTGATAAGAAGTCGATGTAAACGCCGTTGAACTTCCTTTGTCTGCAACAAGGGCATCGTAAAACGTTAAGCCAACGGCTGGAATAATCCAACGGTATTCCGCGTCTTGAATATGTGGGCTTATCAATGACTTATCAAGGCGTATATCTGCAGGCGTTGGTCTTGCAACACCGCCGCTTATGACCTCAGACGGTTGTATTAATTGGCTCATTTGTTTCTATTGGTGAATAACCTAATATTTCCCTCTTTTCATCTTGCGTCAAATTATCCTCAACCGCAATGTCACCCATGAAAGACACGGGTAAAGTGTTTGATATTGAGAATTGAACGTCTTTTAAGGCTGGGTTATAAAGCCCAATTTCGGCTAAATAAGGATTTATAATTTTAGATAACATCAAGTTTTGGCGCGGTTTAATAACCGTACTTTGTAAGTATTCCATTTCCTGACGTATCTGTTGATTGCTTCCAAGTTGCCCCGCCGTGGCGAAGCCTGCAAGTGACTTGCTCCACCTGTTCGCCACGACAATCGCCGAGGCTGCCAAGTTTTGCAAGTTTAAAAATTCGCCCTCGTTTTCTTTTGACGTGGGAATCCAATTTGCTTTTAATTTTTCGTCCCTTAGGACTTGAACAAATAACTTATGATTATTTGCCATGCCCGTGAACTTGCTTTCTATTCCTTCAACCAATTTCTTTGCCTCAGCTGGCGTAATTGAGCCGAAAAATTGCATGATACCCGAAGGCATGAAGCCGTTCTCAAATTTGCTTGTATTAAATCGTTGAATGCGGTATTCCATTTCAGCCCACATCTTTGCGCCAATCCACTCAGGTAAGCCAAAGTAAAAATAGCCTGCCGCGTATTGCTTAACATGGATAACGCTTCTTTGTGTTCCGTCCTCAAATTTCTTAAAGTCAGGGTACATTGGCACCTCCCTGAATCCTTCGCTTTCGTAAAATACGCCGTCGGTGGTGAGCGGCACCTCCTCCCAGTTATCGTAAATGCCAACCGATTTTATAAGCTGATCCGCTTCTGCTTTTCTAATACCAATGTTATACACGGGTACATGATAAATATAAGTAAATGGCTCGCTGCCTACTTTGCCTTTAACAATTTCGCAAAAGCTATTTCCAAAAGCATCATAGTCAAAAGCAAGTTGAGCCAAAACCTCCTGAAGATTTTGACCATGTAAATTAACCTGAGATATAACATCCTCAATTTCGTTTAAAGAATCGTCGGTGATAACCTCACCCTTCATTGACGTGGTAAGCAAAGTGTTTGACTTACCTTTCATGGGAATGAAGCCATCACCGACAACCATGTTTGTTTTATCTTCTATTATTCTTCGTAACGTCGGCGAATTATTTACAATGGCGATAAGGCTCTTTAAAAAGTCGTCTTTTTGTGTAAAGAACCGCACCCATTTTGCCCCCGTGAAATCAAGCCTCTCCCGTGACGGCTCATTAAAAATATCCTCCCTTACAAGCATTGTATTGGAGGTGTCTAAGGTAACCGAGGCAAGTAAAGGGCTTTGACTCCTTTTACTTACCCTGTTATTCCTGTTTGGGACTGCCTGTATTTTCTTTAATTGTTGGCTCATAGCTTTTTTTCTCGGGGGTATAAATGACGTGTTGCCCAACGTCCTGAGGGCTTGATTTGTACCAAGCCCTCAATTCGTTTTGTGAAAGTTCGCCGATAGTTTTTCGAATGATTCCAGCTTTGCCCGAAAGGTCTGCACCCACGTAAAGCATTTGTTTGCTTTTATCTCTAACTATCATATTCAAATTAATCTAAGGCGTTCATCACTGTTTCGCCGTTAACGATAAACCTCGCTTTGTTCGTGGTTCTGCAAGTAATGGTAAGCGTTTCTTGGTTTGAATCGGTAAACAATGCACCCGATAAACCTTCGGCACTTGTCAACCTTGCAACCCTTTTCTTACCGCCAACAAGTTCAACGCCCCAAATCCAATAATTGCCCGTGTTTTCCACGTGAACACAAACCAAGCCACACGCCTGATTTGCCATGTCTTGAATAAGGTTTCTTAATTCCTGGTCGCGGCAATTAATGATTCCAACCAAACTTTGCTCAATGGCTACCGACAAAGTATCTGGATCTTGCGTCACCGTTTCCGTGAATGCTCCTGAATTGTCCCTAAATTCAACCTCGTAAAACACGGCAGCCGTGGAAGCCATTGTTATTGCCGTGGTTGCTCCCGATGCGTTATTGGTAATGCTTGTTACCTGATTAGCATTGGCAATGTAAAACTTGCCAATACCACCAGCGCACGTTCCATCTGTACATTGATTAAGCCAACCGCTTGTTATTGCGCTCATTCATTATTGATTAGTAGCCTAAGCTGATTAATGATGGGTGAATATAATTTACGCCCATTTTGAAGCGTGCCTTGATATACACCTTTTCGTCCTTCTGGTCATACCAAAGTTCCAAAGCCGTTTCAGGACTTAACACGTCCGTTGCAAGTACCTTGTTTTGAGGCGTGGTATATTCAACATAATGCGGCTTAGTTGTTCCTAAACTTGTTGCAATGTCATCCCAACGGAATTGAGGAATCACGGTTACGCCACGGAAAGTAAATTGTTCAACGCCGTTAATCAACTGAAGTAAACCGTAGTCGCCGCCACCGCCGTTTTCAATGTCCTCACGAAGCTGAGAATAAACACTTTGCGTCACATTGAACACCTTTTGGTTAGCAGGTAAACCTTTCAACTGCAATGGTGCCTGGTCATACACCGCGCGAAGGATCGCGAAGCCGTCACCAGCGCCAAGGTCTGAACCTGATCCCGTGTTGCAACGTGGAACTAAGTCACTTGCAACTAACTGAGGGTAATACACCGTCCAAAATCCGTCTAATGAATCAAAGTTTGGGTTATTGCTTGACTGGTCACCGAAGTAAGAAAGACGGGTAATGTCGTTTCTTATCGCCTGTTGTGTACGGGTCAAAAGAATGTTTTCAATTAATGTTCCCGAAACATCTGGCAGCCTTGTACCTGTTTTCAATAACTCCTCAAAAACTGTGTCTTCAAATTCGTCCCAACACATTTCAAGATCCACTTTCATTTTTTCAACGTCGATGGTACGCTGATAAATGTCAACCGAACCCACGGGGTTAAATCCGCAGCCTGAGTATTTGCGTACAATGTTTTCCAACTGTTGTACGAAAACCATTTTCTTTTTATTGGCGACGTTACCAAGAACGCGAAATTGTCCGCGAAGGTCATCGTCAAAAAAGACTGGTTCTAAAAAAATGTTATTTGCCTCCGTACCTCTAAAGGATACGTCAAGTTGGCTTATTTCAACTAATGCCATTTTGTTTTAATTTTAAAGATTTGGGTAAGAAATGGTTGCAGACGTATTTGTTAAAACAAAAGCATCCTCAATACCAAATGAAAACTCTGTTTTTGCACCTGCGGTTGTTGCCACTGCAAACAAAACCTTCCAATCATTACTTGCGTTTAACGCCGAGGTATTGATTTGTAAAATTGCCGTTGGTGCTGAGGACTGCCAATTTGCATAAGCCTCGTTACCTGATTCATCCATTACGGTAACCTTATAAAAATCACTTGCACTTGTTACACCTGTCAACGGTGCAAAGTTCAAACGCTTTCCAGCCGAGGAAGTACCATAGGTGAAGGAAACGGGAATTCGATCCGTAAAGGTATCAATACCGTATAATTGCTCCGCGTTTATCCCTTGCTCGTTGGCATACGGGTTGGTGCGGTTTAAATTGTTTTGCCCGACGTATGTATTTGAATCGAGAAAACCATTAACGTTTGCTGTTGCCATTATCTTTGTGAGATTTTAGATTGAACTAATGAAGCGAAAGAATCAAAGTAACTCGATTTCGTTATTGTTTCCTGAACCTTTTCGTGGGCTGAGCCGCCGGAAGGAAGTCCAACGCCTTTTTTTACTTGCGCCCTGAGTGCAACCAATTCGTTGCCCAATGTTTCAAGAACCGTTTCAATTTCGGTTATTGACGTACTTTGCTCGTTTGATTTTTCAGATAAAGCGGTCATTTCTTCGGCATTTAAAACCGTGTAACCTTTTGCCTTTAAAACCTCAATAGCCATTTCATCTGTTATAACTACCTCGTCCGCTTTTGAATCAACTGCCGCTGGTGCGTCAATAACCTCATTGGTTTCGGTTTGGTTTAACAAAGATTTGATTTTTTCTAAAATGGAATTACCCATGTCATCGTTATTTTTGTTTTTTATTAATAATGCGGCTGGAACATTTACGAACTTGCTTAAACTGTTTTGCAACGGTAATAAATCTATATTTTTTTCGTCCGTTTTAACAATTTCATCAATGAAACCGAATTCTAAAGCTTCCTGTGATGTCATCCATGTTTCGGCTGCCATCATTTTTTTAATCTTTTTTCTAAGGTCTTTTTCTTCCCCTTTGCGTTTGTAAACAGCTGACAAATAAATGTCAAGTAACTTTTCTTCCATCTTGTCTAACAAATCAGCCGTTGCCTCAAGTTCGTCGGAATTACCGAAAGCTTGTGACCAAGGTCGATGAATCATTAAAAATGAATTTTCGGTCATTTTCACTTTGTCAGCCGCCAACAGTACAACCGTTGCAATGCTTGCTACCAAGCCGATTCCTGTTGCCGTGGTTTCGTTTGAATAAGTAGAAATTAAATCAGCCATTCCCATTCCTTCGGTAACTGAGCCGCCACCTGATGAAATAGTAAAATCTATTGACGCTCCATTTGCCTCATCTATTTTGTATTTTAGATAAGGCATTGAATTGTACCACTCTGAAATTTCCCCTATAATATCAACTTTAACATTTGCCATTTTTGTAGATTAATGTGTAAATTTATTTATTATAATTTTTTATCTTTTCTTTTTTGCTTGATTTGATAACCAAACCTTTCAGGGTGCTGAACCATGTTATAAACGTGCTTCTTTGAAATACCCGTGCGTATGCTTATTTCCATCATGGCATCCATCTTTGAATCATTTGAATAAAGGCTATTTGGATAAAGGTGCATGACCATGTATTTCGCCACCGTCTTTTCCTTTACCACGTCGGTTTTTACGAGGAAGGAAATCAAGTGAAAAAAACTGGGTGTAATACCTTCCTTATGACAAAAAGCACTGTATTTATTCAAGATTTCATGGGTAAAATCCTGCAATAAATCCTCATTAATCATTTCAAATTCATCCATTTTCGTTCCAATATTGTACTATCTGCCTCATTTTACCGACTACTTTTGTCCGACACGCGGGACAATTTCGCCGCTCAGGCTCATAATGATTAACAAAGTTGTTATAAATATTGAACAAATAATCCATATCGTTCGGGTCAATGCTTAAAACCCTGTAAGTCCTATTAACCGTGGCGGTAACTTGCGCCTTGTATTCCTCGGGGATGCGAGAACCAAGTTCTCCCCAAATGCTATCTGTCTTCATACAATTACACATTTATAAAGTGGCGTTTATTTTTAACTTGTTTCCCTCAGCAAGATCGCGCGCAATATCCTCACTCACAACGTACGCCTGCAACCTGTCTATCCTGTTGTTTATCGCGTCGGTCTTTGCCTCCATGACTTGTAAGAATTCATTCATGTTCCCCTGTAAACCCAAGCCTTGTATTGGTGGGTTAATAGGTGGAACCATACCACCCTCTGCGAAACCTTTGATACCAAGTTTCCTGAATGTGGGAGAACCGCCTAATAAACTTTGTTGGCGTTGGTTCAATACAACCTCACCGCGTTTAACGTATGCAAGTACATTGTCACCGTTTGACCGTGTTGGTATGTTTTGCTTTTGATTTACCCGTTGCCCTGTGACAACGCCGCCCTCGGCAAGTGGCTGGGCTGCAATGGTTGCAATCTGAGCGCCAGATGCAATGCCAACGGCGGCGGCGTTTATAAAATTAATCGGAGGGGCTGAACTTGCTAAAGCTCTTTGAATAGCTAAAGCACCTTGAATGATTGCTTGAATAATGGCAATGCGTTTTTCTTCTTTTGCGGCTTTGATTCTTATTGCTTCGGCTTCGGCTTGTTGTTGTTTTAATAATTCCTTTTGGGAGGCAATATCCCTTTCAATCCTTTTCTTTCTTATTCCCGATGCCTTTTCCGCTTTTGCCTCAAGTTCTTCAATATTATTTTCAGTTGTTTCAATTTGATTATTAATAGCATCGACTGCCTTTTGGTTTGCAATACTTTGTATAGTTCCAATAAAATTTATTAATTCATTGACACCATTTGCAATAGAATCTGTTAATTTTTCTCTATCCTCTTTTTCTTTATCCTCTTTATCTTTTTTATATTTATCCTGAATATCTTTAATCTCCTGTTCTGTCTTGTCGGTCAAAAGTTTTCTTAACCTTGCTTTTTCAGTTTCAGAAGCAAAAATTAAATCTAATTCTTTATTTAAATTATCAAGGTCATCTTGTGCTTTTTGCTTTGCAGCTGCAATTTCTCTTTCTTCATCATTTTTAATTCCCTCAATTTGTAACTTATTAATTTTATCGTAAAATGTTTTTTCAGCCGAAACCCTTTTATCATTAATATCTTTTTCCTGCTTTTCAATACCCTCTTTGCTTTTTATATAATTTGCCTCAGCCGCACGGCGTTCAACCAGTAAGTTTTCCATTTGCTTTGACCCTGCTTCTTCAAGTGCAATCAACGCATCAATCCTTTGTATTTCGCTGTTGTAATCATTGTCTAAGACGGTGCGCCGTCTGTTAATGTTTTCTATTTCATCTTCCGTGGTATCTTGTTTTGAGCGTGCAAGATTGACGATGGATTGAGCGACTTTAAAGTTTTGGTTTATTTCCTCAATGGCATCTTGCTTTTTCTTTTCCGCATTTAGCCCAAGTATTTCATTTTGTGTTTCAACCGCCGTTTTTATCTGCGCGTTGACCTCATTTAATTTAATGGCTATTTTCTTTTGAGCATCTGAGCCAACCACGGCGTTTGAAAACGCGCTTTGTAATTTGCTTCTTTCGTCCTCAAGGGCTGCAAGGGAACCTTCGGTAAATGATTTAGCTACATCCTTGCCTCCTTTGTTTGCGGCTTCACTTAACTCTTTGTTTTGGGCTTTTAATCTTTTCTTTTGTTCTTCGGCGTTTTGCTTTTCAAGTGCAATCCGATCCTTTTCAGCTTTCTCAATAGCTAACTTATCCTCCTTATCTATCTTTTGTTTTTCGGCTCTAAATACATCTCGATTTGCTTTTAATGCACCGCTGATGCTTCCTGTTGTAAAAAAGGTTGTTAAACCTGCCCCCATGGCTTTTAAGGTTGCAGGAAACTCATTTGCAAAATCAAGTAAACCGCCTAATAAGTTGTTAAAAAATATCTTTGCTTTGGAGGATATAATTGTAAATTCCCCGCCAAACTTTGTGAATGATTCATTTAATTCCGATTGACTTGCTTCTAAATCTAAGTTTGTTTGATAAAGAATTTCCTGTTGTGTTTGATATTGGTTTGTTGACTTTGTTACATCGTCGGTATTTTTTAAAATCTTTTCCAACGAAAGAATATACGCCAACCCAGCATCTTCACCAGCCGAACCGAAAACGTCTGCAATAACCGTTTGTAATTTGTCGCCCGCAACCTCGGTATCACCCATTTTACCGCTAACCAATGATAAGGCTTCGGCGGTTGTAATTGAGCCGTTGTTTAAATTCTCAAATAATTCACCTGTAAATTCTTCGCCAAATGCACCCACTAAAGCATCTTTTGAAGTCTTTGTTTGCTCCCTAATTCTTAATCCAAATTCCTTTACAACATCCAAGCCTTTATCTGAATAAATACCCTGATTTGCCGCCTCGATTGAAATGGCTAAATAATCTTTAATACTTAATCCAGCCGCCGCAAATTGCGCTGGATATTCTTTTAGGTTATCTAAGAACTCCCCATTACTATCCGCTCCCTTTCTAAATCCTGCCTCAATCGCGTCTAATGCCTCATTAAAACCAATGCCTAATGATTTACTTGCCGCGTTGGCTGCAACGGTTATGTCGTTTACATCTTTTTTATATGTTGTTGATATTGCTTTTGACTTGCTTACAAAGTCGGTTAAAACGTTTCCCGTCGCACCCGTAAACGCTGCCACCTGATTAGAAAGTTCTTTTGTTTCGGCAACCGATTCATTTATACTTTGAAATATTTCAGATATGCCACTAAATAGGGTTAATGCTATTCCAATGGCGCCAAGCGATTTATTAAATGCTCCTGTGGTTTGAGTTAATCCATTTATTCCCTGAGATAAACCGCCTATTGTACCCGTCACTTGTCCCAATGTTCCCCCAAGTTTTGGAAAGAATTGCCCCAATGCCTCAGTATAACCGCCGACGTTTCTTTGGAATTGCCCAACCGTGGCATCAATGCCTTTTAGCTTTTTATCAAGGTTATTGATACTTACCAATAAATCTTTTGCCTCCTGACTTGATTCCTGCTCAGCCGCCGCCAAGTCCTTGTATCGGTTGCGCTGATCATTCAACTCCTTGCTTAACTTGCGATAAGCTCCATTGGCTTTGTCGGTTGCGGTTATTTCTTCGTTGCGGCTTTTGATTTGCTCCTTAACAACTTTGTTGACTTCCATTTGCGCTGCCTTCAAGTCAACCAACTTTGTTTCAAGTTTCTTGATTTCTTGAACGTCCGTTGTTTTCTTTAGCTCCGCGTTAACGTCGGCAATGGCTCTTTTCAACTCCGTTGCCGTTTCAACCGTTTTTCCAAGCCCGTCTATTTGTATTTGAAAACCTATTACTTGTGCCATTATCCTTTTGTTACTCCGTTTACAATAACTTCATAATTTGCCCCATCGTAATGGGTATCAATGTTTATTCCAATGGTTGAACCACCAATAATATATTGAATCGTTGGTATCAACTTTTGCCCGTTCTGGAATACAAGTACATTTGCATTCGTGTTACTTACCTGCGTTATGCCTGAGTTAACCGGTAATACAAGTACGTTTGTCATCGAGTTAAGGAACGGCGTATAAGATAACTGAATGTTTACCGTTGCCCCATTTGCTCCAACCAAGCCGCTTCCCGATCCTGTCACCGTGCCACCCTGAGGCGGTGCGCCTGCCAAAGTAATCGTATTTGAAACCTTGTTAAGGTCATTTACATTTGGCTTTTCGTCGTATAAGATAACCGTTCTTGCTGGACTATTGGATTTGGGATTGTATTCAAGTTCTTGAATGATGAAATTAGAACTTCCAATCATTCCCTTTCGTCTGAATGACAGTTGCGTTATGTCCTTGTTTTCCCATTTGACAAAGGTCGTATATTGCTTTCCAAGTTCAATGCGTTTATATGTTTGAAGATGGAAGGTTTTAAAAACGCCTTGCATCACATTTGTATAATTTGTGACTTCGTCGGAAAAAGAAAGGTTAAAATCACCGCCGCTCGGGTCATTGTAATTTACCATGAAAGCCGCAGGAAAATCAAAAGCCGAAGCCGCTGAACTTGCTTCATCGTACAAACGAACATATCCGTCTAAGCCGCTTCGCCTGCCTGCGTAATAAAGCAAACGAGGTGCCAAGTTATAATTGGGCTCAGCATCGGGAACGGTATTGTAATCGTCACCGAAAACAAGTGGCATCTGAGCCCCGTATGTTCCACCCGTGGTAATTGTAACGTCGTTTATATGAATGGCTTTTGCAAAGAAATTTGTATATAAAAATTCAATGCCATTTGGGAATCTATCCTGGGGGAAATTATAACCCCCTGAATAAATGTTAACTCCGCGCCTTGCTTCCTCTTTGTTCGTCGTGTCATCGTCCGTGGCATACGCCAGTACCTGACTTGATTTGTAATTATCTAAAATTGTCAATTCGCTTCCATCAATGTCACGGGTATTTAAGTCATACTTATTCGTATCCTTAAAAAAGCCGTCAAAAGTTGTAAGGGTAATCGCTCCGCTTGCGTTTGCCCTGTATCTTACCGTATAATTGTCCTTTGGGTATGCATACACTTGTTTACTTAGTACGTCGGTCTCCCATGCAAGATTGAAAATGGTTGTAAGGTCCACAATTATATCTTTGACATACCATGAATTAGGAATGATGTATTCCAAATTTACCGTCTCTCCTTGCTCTAATCCTTCCTTTTGTGCCACCACGGACAAAGAACCATCAATAGTAAGACTAAAGGTTACGTTCTCATACCTCAGCCGCATTTTAACCAAGTCACCTGCCACCAAGTCTCCCAGAAATTCAAGGGCAATAGAATCATTTAAAGATGTTTCATTGGTTAAATCATACGTTGAAACGTTGTTTCCGTTGACCTCAAAGAAAAGAATCAGTTCTGCGAATTGGTTTAAGTCACCAATGGAAGCCGTTAAGGTAACATTTAACTCAGCTATCAACTCGTATAAAGCATTAATCGGGACCGTGTAAACGCCACCTGAGTAATTGCCTCCTGTGTCAAAGTTGGGTGACGTTGTTTCATTTGTGAATGCAATGTCAACCGTCCCGTAATCACCTGAGGAATAAACAAAGGATGAAGGCGAAGGATTGGAAGCTCGAAGATTTACGAAGTCTGCAATGTAATCAGCATCAAGATTAAGTCCCATAGGAATAATCAAGCGGCTGAAAGGATCGGTTTTAAAAATACTGTTTAATTGGTATCCCTTATTTTGAAAAGCCTTTTCCAAGATTTGCCAAATGAAAATTGCGGGCGTCAACTCATTGTCAACAATGTACGTTTCGTTTTCCCACGCTTTCCATTTCATCAAGATGAAACAATGTTCCGAAGTCAATGGATTATAATTGGTTTTTACCGTCGCCGTGGATACGGTTATGTCTTGCCAACCCAATGACCTGACTAAGATATTACCCACGTCGGCGAACCAATCCGCATTGTTTCCAATCAATGCGACTTTGTAATTATTCGCCTTGAATCCGTGGTTCATGGCGTTTAATTCCCCTGAATCCAACCGTGCTTTTCCCGTGAGTATTGGAACGCCATTTGCCTCAAGCCGTGCAGGAAGTAACTTGTAAGCATTGGTGACAATGACATTTGGCGTCTCAATGTTTTCAAAGATTTCAATGTTTGTCTTTGTTCCGGGTAATGTTACATTCCTTTTAGAATGCGCGCCCGATATGTTTCCAAGTTCAATATTTTCAATAGAGTAATCAATGGTTACATTGACATCCTTTTGGTTTAAATCGACTTCTTGATTATTTATAAATAGTTTTATCATAGCTGAGCGACTGGCGTATTTTGGTAAATGATTTCAAAGGAAACACCAATATCCGTCGCCCTGTTGTTATCCTTGTTTATCTCACCGTTGGCAATGGTAACGTTAACATATTTGCCATTCTCAATGATGTACACCTCAGGGGAGTTAAACATTGTGGCAATGTACAAAGCATCCTCATGACTTACCGCCACCGTGACCGTCTTACTTTTGTTTGACCTTTGATTAACCTTGATAACATTTTTATCAAACGTGTTAGCCTTTGGACTTGCGGCAATGTTCCACCGTTGCGCAAGGTTAATCGTATCTGCGTTGCTCGTTTGCTTATCAATCATTAAGCCTGTAAACTGGTAACTTTCCGCGCCACCATGTTTTCCGAACCAATGAAGCTCAATGTTATCGTTGCAATTTGGGTAAATGTAAATGCGTTGCCTTTCGCTTAGGCGCGTGTATGCCCCGTCATAAGAGCCAACGGACACGTCGTAATAATCGTATAAATCTGGATTGGTTGGAAAATTGCCAGCGTGAAATATGGCAGTGTTTCCAAATATATTTGATACACCAACGGACAATGAATATAAATCATTGTTTGCCGTGGAGTTTAAATTGTCAACAATGGTGACGGCTGAAGAACCAGACTTTAAATAAAACTCAAATTGAGCTGCGTTTGTTCCACGTCCGAGGTAACTTAAAAATATGTTACCTGAGGAATTGCATTTAATAAAATCATTCCTTTGTGTTAAGAATAAGAAAGGATTTGCTGAGGGTTGGTAAAAATCCCCCATGTCATATTCCCCATCGACAAACAAGGAAGGTAAAACGTATGCCGTGGTGCTGCTTTGCGAAGCCGTGGAGGTAACGACAAAACCCGATGAATTAACCGTTTGATTAAACGCCGTGCAATACAAAGATGAAATAACGTCGGTATTATTTGTAAGGCTGAACCCATAAAGGTTTCCGAAGAAACTTGTTTTGGCGTTTGTCTTTGGTGCAAGCTGAGTAATCAAGAACGATTGGACATTTGTGTCAAACACTGCCGACGTTCCACTTGTCCCCGTTTGCGCTGCCAAGAAAGAACCTTCCAATGTTTCATCAAGGTAAACATTGATTTGTTGCTGAATAACTCCCGACGGTTCAATGGAGCGAAACGCCACGGGGTAAAGGCTGCTTGAAATTGTATCGGGGTTTATCGTGTAACTCATCTGTTTAAAATTGATTTGTAAAATGTTTCAACCGTGGTTTCAATGCTATATGTAATCGCCCTGTTTATCAACTCAGCCATTTCAGCCTCTTTCTTTTCCAACGCCTGTTCAATAAAGCCCGTGCGCTTTCCTGTTTGTGAATGCTTTTGACTTTTAATCGTTGGCATTCCTTCTTTTTTATGTTTACTTGCAATGGCGAAGGCTATTGATTTAGCTTCTTTATCGGAAGCGCCAAACCTTTGTTTAGCATATTTCATTAAGCCTTTAATGTATTCGCTTTCCTTCCGTCCGCTTCCTGGGTAATACGGAATCTTTGTTGCAAGTACCCCTTTGTTATTTATTGCCATGTAATCAGGAACAAAGCCCTCAATGATTAATTCATTTGTTTGGAATCGTATTACCGTTTCCATATTCTTTATGGCTGCCCCTGTCAAGTTATGCCCTTGCGATTTCCATTCATTCGCCACGGCGTCAATCGCCATTTGCGCAATGTTATCCGCCAACTTTTGCAATTCTTTCTCCATAATGAAAAAGGTAACCCCGAAGGGCTACCGTGTTTTTATGCCACTGTCAAAGCCAATGCACTCGCGTTAAATTTCACCTCATCCCCCGTTGCAATGGTCTTACTTGCCGTCAACGCGCCTGCAAATAACATATTTCCACCCGTGATGGTATCAAACACTGCCACGTGCGTAGCCGTTGCGCCCGATGCTGCACTTGATGTAATCGTAATCGCTGCCGTGTTCGTCAATGTCCCTGCGCCACCTGTTCCCCGTGTCCATCCACCTGCTGCAACGGCTATGCGTGTGTACAAAGCACCTGTGGCAGAGCCTGCATCAGTTGGGTCTTGTGAATACAATTGGACAAAGGTAGACGTGGGAGCGGAAGCGAAGGTTGAGCCGTTTATCCACCCTGTGATTTGGTCTTCTAAATAATTTGAAAATGCCATGATATTTATTTTTTGTTTATTAATTTAATTCTGGGTAAATCACTGTAAATTCAATTGGTTCGCCCAAAACAGGAAGCAAGGTTTCATCGTAAATAATGTACCAAAATTGAGGGTCGTTTAATTCTGCAAATTGGTAATCTACCCAATTTTGAGTTACATCATTTGGATTCAAAGGAATGCCATAGTATTCATTGCATTGCAACTTTGCCTCAATGGCTTGGTTCTCCGTTGTATATTTGTAGCCTTTAATAGATTGCATAATATGTGTTTATATTTGTTTCTATTCCTGTTCGATTTGTGGATTGGTAGCTATCCCATATAATTGCTTCGTTGGTTCTTATATCACTACCGCTTGCATTATTAAGCATAATTGAGTTAACTTGTGAATTAGTAGTTGGTGATATGGTTAATGATGTGTTTTGAGCATTTAAAGCACCGTTACGATAGTGCTGTTGTTGTACAGAACCTTGAATGTATGCTCCTAAGAGAAAATAAGCATTATTGGCGGTAGCGTTTACTCCAATTGAATTACTTGATGCTCCACTACCAACATTACTTTTTATTATATTGCTATTATTAAATTGTCCAATTAAACCATTTACTAAAGTATCTGCACCACCAGCCAGAGCTCCTAAGTATACTTTATAACTTGCTATGGCATTTGTCACATTATATAAAGTAATTAAATAAGTCCTATTTGCAGATAAAGAGAATGATGGAGTATTTAAAACCTGAGCGCTTGATGTGAATCTCATAATCGGTCTACCGCCTTGGGTTAGTAATGTTCCGCTTACTACTATTTGCGGCTGATTTGCCGCGGTTGATTGTGTTGCGTTATTTGCATTCCCACTTTGGTCATACCACGTTGTTACAAAGCCATTACCAACTCCACAAAAGGTTGTTAATGCTGATTCATCCAAATTACCACTTACAAAACCAATATCTTGTTCTGTGTTATCACTTGACCTCCTAACCCTTATTGCACTTCCTGCATAAGCCGTGCGCAATTTACGCAAAGAATAAGCCGCTCCTGCATTTGGATATAAATCAAGTAAAAATGAAGCAGATGAAGTCACCGTCAAATTCGCTGCCGTTGTCCCTGCCCCTGTCAAAGATGCACTTGCTAACTTTGATACTAAGGCACTTGCAGCAAGGGAGTTAGATGAAGTGAGTGAGGATGCTAAGTTCTTTGCAATGGTTGCATTGGATACCAATGTGCCATTTGCATTTAAAGATGATTCAAAAGTCTTTGCAATTTTCAAGTCACTTACCAATGTTCCATTTGCGTTTAATAAAGATTCAAAAGTCTTTGCTATTTTTAAATCACTATTCAATAAACTTGATGCCATTATACTTGATTCCATTGTCTTTGCAAGTTGCAAATTGGAAATCAAGGAAGAGGAAGTGTCTAAACTTGATGCAACTTTTTGAACGAAGGAAATGTCAGCCGTCACCGTTGCCCTGCCTTCCAAGCTTGCGGCAAATTTCAACACCGTGGTCAATGATGCGGTTAAGTTGCTCGATGTTACAATGTTGGCAATGCACTGAACCAATGCGATAACGCCTGGCTCACAGTTGGTCGGTACAACCAAGTTGAAGCTAAGTTGCACGGTAATCATTCTTTGAAGCCCCGTAAAGGAATCAAAGGTAATCGACGGCGCTTCGGGAATAAAAAGGTAATTGGGTAAAATGCTTTGTTTTATCTTGTTCAACCTTTGTACAAAGTAATTTGCATATTGTTGAAGATTTGCCCATTTGTCAATTTGTAACGTCGGGTCTTCGTCGCCTTCATTATCATATCCAAGTAAATCGTCAAAGAACAAGGTCACTTGATACGTGTCTTGTTTCCTTGTTTGGTCTGAGCCTGTTATCGTTGGCACGGCAAAGAAGACGCGCGGGAACTCGTTCAACTCCTGAAAGTCCTCAGTGTTTCCTTGTCGAACACGGTCGGAAGCCCAACCGAAATTGTAGCTTTTTATCGCCGTTATATTATCCGCGGTATCCTTGAAAATGTCGCTTATTTCCCTAATATTCATTTTTTACTTTGCTTTTGTATTTCATGATACAAGTTATCCTCAGCCGCTTTGGACGCAAGGTATTGAAATACCTCGTACAAATTTGCCCTTTCGCTTGATTGTAAGGGCGTCAACCCTGCCAAGTTAAACAAGCCGCACTCAGCTATTTTTTTAATCGTCAAGTACCAACCGTATTTGTCATTCAATTGTCTTGAAGCGCTGGCATACTTTCCATCGCCTTTTTGAGCATAGAGGTCTGCAAATCTACTTGATAACTCTCGCTTAACTTCGTCAAAAAAAAACCAATTTCAAAGCCAACTTGTAAAGGCAATTTTAAAAAGTCAAGACAATTCCTTTGAAAAACCTCGTCGCTATATGCCTCGTCCTTCTTCCTGAGCAACACGGCTATAACATGAAGCAAGCCCTGTGCGTCATTGTTTTCAATCGCCTTGCGCCCCTTGTCAAATTGGGCTGCTTCCGCGAATTCAAGTAACGTGGACTTTGCCATTAGCTTATCAGGAAGATAATACAAAGTGCCATTGAAGTCGTAAATCTGTTTATACTTAAGTTCTTCGGGAACGCTAATCGCATTGAGTATCTTTGAAAACATGAAGGTTAAATATTTCAGCTCCAGACTTTCCGCAACTTTGCCATAACAAGCATCTAAAGGAATGCCCGTGAAATAGTTTACCACCTTTGCCATGTACGGGTATTTTACCTGAGCCTCCCAGACTTCGTCCATGATTTCAAAACACTTGTCTAATGCCTTTTGATTTACGTTGAATTGGTCAATCAATGCTGGAAGGAAACGGCGCACATTGTCTTTGACATTATCTGTCAAAAGGATTATTTCACATTCTTGAACCACGTCCGCCCACAACTTATTCAAGTCAATGCCAATTTTCTTTGCATACGGTTTAATTTTTTCATACGCCGCGTTCATTTGCTTTTGTGCAACAAGGGCATCAAGTTCAACCTCGGGGTATTGAGGTAGGATAAATTTATGGAAGTAAACGTATTGTTCCAATGTTATATCAGCTGCGGTCTCAGGATAAAAATACTTTGTATCGGAGTGGCTTAAATGAAATTGTACCATTATTTTCGCTTGCTTTTTCTTATTGGTTCTGGAATATTATCTGCGATGCTTGCGCTCGGCTCAATGTTCTTTTGATTTTCATTAACCTTTGGGGTTAATACTTTTTCATGGCTCACCAATGGCAATGATTCAGGTCTTTTTAATTCCCTGTACCTTCCTGTGCCAGTCAAACGAACCGCCTTTTCCAAGTGAGAACGAAGCAAAAGAAGTTGTTTCCTTTTCATTGGGTGTTCCTGTATCTCTTTGGTTATTTCCTCAATCAAGTGAATGATGTAAACCGCCTTTTCGTTGTTTGTCATTTCGTTATGATATTTTTTAAATGCAATTCCACTTCGCACCAGTACGCCGTGTTTTCGTCCACGTCTGAGCCAAGTTGTCCGCAAATCGTTTGATTGTTACTTATGATTATGTCGGTCAAAAGCAAAGCTATTTTCTTTGCCTCAAGCCAACTGTCGTATTCACCCGTTACCACGTGTCGATAAGGCAATGTGTCGTAAATTATCAAATGCAATTCCCTTGCTTTTTCCTGAGCCGTCATATATTTTCTATTTCGTGTTCAACTTCTTCCCACCAATAATATTCAGCTTCGCTGCCAGGTACCATAATTCTCCACTTTTGTTTCAAGACCTCCCGTACCGCATACAAGGCGCTTTGCTTTGCAAGGATGGAGACAAGGATCTCTTGCCCAAGTTCGCCTCCGATGCTTTGAATAAGGTTGTGATAATGGGTAAATAATTCGTCTGCTTTTTCTTTCGGGGTCATAATTTTTCAAGTTCTTGTTTAACTTCTTTCCAATAATTAATGGAAGGGGATGTGTCATGTGTAGCCGTTAAAAGATAATGGATTTTTATTAACTCATCCACGGCAACCAAGGCGCATTTT